CCGCCGGGCATGGCCACGGTGGCCTGTCCGAACCGGCCCAGCAGCGCGCCCAGCAGATAGTAGCTGGCGCGGATGCGGCGGGCCAGCTCGTAGGACGGGCGGGTGCTGTGGATGGCGTGGCAGTCGAGCTCCACCGCGTGGCGGTTCAGCACGCGGATGCGGGCGCCCAGCTCCTCCAGAATGGAGAAGAACAGGGTCACGTCGCTGATCTGGGGGATGTTCTCGATGCGGCAGACGCCGTCCACCAGCAGGGCGGCGGGGATGATGGCGACGGCGGCGTTCTTCGCGCCGCTGATGGTTACTTCGCCGAACAGCGGATGGCCGCCGTGGATAATGTATTTGTTCAAGGCAGTTCCCTCTTTTCAGGTGGTCAATAGGCTCTGGCAACAGTGTGCCCGGAGCGTGGAAACTTCATACCGCAAAGCGCGGCGGAAGATGTTGTATATGCAAACAAAGACAGTATACCATATTTTTTGGCAAAAGCAATAAATCCACGGAAATTTATTGGAAAAGTACAAAAAAAGTCAGGATAGTACAGGATAACGTGAAACACTTGCGTAATTGATGAAATAAGGACGGAAAAATTTCAGGAACACGCAGGGACGTACAACCGGGGGCGGCGACGCGGGGAGAGGTGACATCATTCAGGGAGGAGTGGCAAGTATGATCGAATGGAAGGATTGGCGTCTGACGTGGGACGGTGCGCCGGCGGCTATGCAGTTCGATAACGGCAGCGTGTGGCTGGACGTGATCGGGGACATGCCGGAGGGGTACGACTGGGAGCTGCTGCTGCAGGAGCCGGAGGGCGGTCTGGACATCCTGCCGATGCAGGCGCGGCCCGGCGGTGCGGGTGTGCTGCTGCAGCGGGAAAATCTGCCCAAGGGCGGTACCTACACCCTGCAGGTGCGGGGGACGCTGCGCGCCGACGGCGTGACCCAGCGGCACAGCAGCGTGACGGAGGTGCTGGTGCCGGAGAGCCTGTCGGAGGGGGCGGCATGGCCGGAGCTGCCCACGGCGTTCCGGCAGCTGGAGACGCGGCTGCGGGAGCTGGCGGCGCATCCACCCCAGCCGGGCGGCGAGGGGTACTGGATGCTGTGGGACGCGGAGAGCGGCGCGTATCAGGCCAGCCGTCTGCCGGTGGGCACCGGCGGGCCTAAGGGTGATACCGGTGCGTCCGGCCCCAAGGGAGAGAAGGGAGAGAAGGGCGACAAGGGCGACAAGGGCGATACCGGCGACAAGGGCGACAAGGGTGATACCGGCGACAAGGGAGAGAAGGGCGATACCGGCGCGGCGGCGCCGGTGTACACGGCCGGTGACAACATCCGCATCAGCGGCGGCGTTATCTCCACGCAGGCGTTCCCCTGCGCCCCCAACCTGCTGCGGAACTGGTACTTTGGTTGTCCGGTGAATCAGCGGGGCGTCAGCGGCACCATCAGCACCGCCGGATATTTTCTGGACGGGTGGAAGCTGGTCAGTGGCTCCGTGACCATCGGGGCGGACGGCATCACCCTCAACGGCACCATGGCGCAGGTGCTGGAGGACGCGCCGGTGGGTACGGTGACGGCCACCGTCCTGACAGAGGAGGGCGTCGTTCCCGTGGGCTACGACAGCACCACCAAGACCTTCACCGTCACGGCGGCGGGCACGAAGCTCATCGCCGCCAAGCTGGAGCTGGGCGGTGTGCAGACGCTGGCGCATCTGCACGGCGGCGCGTGGGTGCTGAACCAGCTGCCCGACTACGGTGCGGAGCTGGCGCGGTGCCAGCGGTATCTGGTGCCGCTGTCGTCCGATCTGGTGCAGGCTGTGATCATCGGCACGGGCATCATCTTCTTCTTTGTGCCGCTGCCCGTGACCATGCGGGTGACGCCCACCATCGTTGTAGATGATTTCAAGGTGCGCAGCGTTATGGGCGGCACGGATCAGACGGGCTTCACGTTCGCCGTCACGGCGGCGCGGGCCAACGGCGTGATGATCTCCGCCGCCAAGGCCAGCCACGGCATGACCGCCGCCGCCCTCAACGCGGGCGCGGTGTCCCTGCTGTCGGCGGAGCTGTGAGGGGGTGAAGGCGTGGACATCTGGGTACAGATCGCGGTGCCCCTCGTGGCGGCGGTGCTGACCAGCAGCGGCCTGTGGGCCGTAATAGCCAGACGCGCCGACAAGGGAGACGCCCAGCGCAAGATGCTGGTGGGGCTTGCCCATGACCGCATTGTGCATCTGGGCATGGCGTACGTCGACCGCGGGTACGTCACGCAGGACGAGTACGAGAATCTCAACGACTATCTGTACGCGCCCTACGAAAAAATGGGCGGCAACGGCAGCGCAAAGCGGGTCATGGAGGAAGTGCGGAGGCTGCCGATGCATAAGATGTAACGGGCCGGAAGGCCGGAAAGGAAAGTAATATGAAGCTGAATAATAAAGTCTACGATGTGATGAAGTGGATCGTGATGATCGTGCTGCCCGCGCTCAGCGCGTTCTATGTGGCGCTGGCCCCGGTGTGGGGCTGGCCCTACGCCGAGCAGGCGGCCATGACCATCTCCGCCGTGGCAGCGCTGCTGGGCGCCCTGCTGGGCCTCAGCACGGCGAAGTATAAGAAAAACTGCGAGACGGAGGTGTGACCATGGCGAAGCGCGTGTATCTGTCCCCCAGCGACCAGCGGCGCAACACCTACGCGGTGGGCGACACCACCGAGGACGTGCAGTGCGGGCGCATCGCGGCGGCGTGTAAGGCGGCGCTGGAGCGCTCCGGCGTGGAGGTGATGGTGGGGCAGTACGACACCATGGCCAACCGCGTGGCGGCGTCCAACCGCTTCAAGGCCGACCTGCATGTGCCCATCCACACCAACGCCGCCAACGGCAAGGCCACCGGCACGCACATCTTCTGCTACGATGCTGACCGGAACAGCGCCGGGTACAAGGCATGCCGGGAGGTGCTGGATGTGCTGGGGCCGGTGACGCCGGGGGCTCCCGACGTGGTGCGGGCGTATCCCGCGCTGTACGAGGTGAAGCACCCCGCCGCGCCCACGGTGTATATCGAGGTGGATTTCCACGATGTGCCCGCTGTGGCGGCGTGGATCATCGCCAGCACCACGGTTATCGGTGAGGCCATCGCCAAGGGGCTGTGCGCGGCGCTGGGTGTTGAGTTTGTGCCGGGGGAGAACACCCCGGAGCCGGTGCCTGTGCAGCCCGCGCAGGCGGAGACGGTGCAGGCAGCCGTGCGGGTGCTGCGCAGGGGCATGACCGGTGCGGATGTGCGCACCTTGCAGGCGGCGCTGAACGCCGGTGGCTTTGCCTGCGGCGCGGCGGACGGCGCGTTTGGTGCGGCAACGGAAACGGCGCTGAAGCGGTTCCAGGGGCGCTATAAGCTGGGCGCGGACGGTATCGCCGGGAAGGGCACCTGGGGCAAGCTGCTGGGGGTATAGGGCCTGCCGGGAAAGGGAAATGATAATAGCGGGAGCCGTGCCAATGGCGCGGCTCCCGCTTGATGTCTGTTACTCCTTTGTATGCACGTTGATGAACTCGGCGCGGAGCTTAGAGTAGAGGATGGTCTGGCTGCTGTACAGGCCGCAGTAGCCGGACAGCACATAGCTGATGGCGCAGGCCATGGCGAAGTACAGCATGCCCTCCGCACCGAACATCTCCACACTCAGCACCACCGAGGCGATGGGGCAGTTCACCGCGCCGCAGAACACGGCCACAAGGCCGATGGCGGCGGCGAAGGCGGGGGGCAGGCCCAGCAGCGTGCCCACCCAGCAGCCGAAGGCGGCACCCACGAAGAAGGACGGCACTACCTCACCGCCCTTGAAGCCGCAGCCGATGGTAATGGCGGTGAACAGCAGCTTCAAAAGCCACGCCCAACCGTTGGCCTGTCCGTTCAGCGCCCGCTGGATCACGTCCATACCCGCGCCGTTATAGTCCGTGGTGCCCAGCAGCAGGGTCAGGGCGATGATGACCACACCGCCCGCCGCCGCCCGGAGGTAGCTGTTCTTTACCAGACGGGCCGCCAGATGCTCCGTGATGTGCAGGCCGCGGCAGAACAGGATGCTCACCAGTGCGCAGAGGATGGCCAGCACCAGCACCAGCAGCATCGTCCACGCATCCAGCGCCGGCATGGCCACGGTGAAGCGGGTGGGGGGCACGCCCAGCAGCAGGGAGATGAGATATCCCGTCATGGCGGCGGTGATGCAGGGCACCAGCCCCGCGTAGTACAGCACGCCCACGCTGATGACCTCCAGCGCGAACACGGTGGCGGTGAGGGGGGTGCCGAACAGAGCGGAGAACACGCCGCTCATGCCGCACAGCGTGGCCAGCGGCAGATCCTTCTCACCCAGATGCAGCAGTCTGCCGGTGCGGTAGCCGATGCCGCCGCCGATCTGCAGGGCCGCGCCCTCGCGGCCGGCGCTGCCGCCGCACAGGTGGGTGATGACGGTGGAGACGAAGATCAGCGGCACCAGCAGCACCGGTACGTCGGAGCCGAAGTGTACCGATTCGATGACGGCGTTGGTGCCCTTGCCCTCCAGTTTACATAACCTATACAGTCCGGCGATGACAAGGCCGCCCAGCGGCAGCAGGTACAGCACCCACGGGTGGGCCAGCCGTACCGACGTGGCGTAATTGACGCCCAGATGGAACAGCGCGCCCACCACGCCGCCGACGCCGCCCACCAGACCGCCTACCACGATCCATTTCAGCAGCGCCGCCGCGTAGGGCCCCATATGGTCGATATATTTCCGCAGCTGCTCCATGTCGTTCACCGCCGTTTCGAGGTTATTTGCGAAATCGAATTGTACCATGTTCTCTCCCGGTTGTCAAACCGCCGAAGGGCGGCTGACTTTCTTTGTGCGAAACTGAAAATCTTTTAGTTTTCCTGACATATTTTCATTTTCCCTGTTGATTCCGCCGGTGCTTTGCCGTATACTATAACTTACCAAAAGCAAAATGGACAAAGAAGAACCAACCAATTATGATAAACAGGAGGAAAACCAAATGAAATACGGTCGTACTTTCAATTTCTCCGCCGGCCCCGCCATGATGCCGGAGCCCGTGCTGGAGGAGATCCGCGACGAGATGATGAACTACCGCGGCAGCGGTATGTGCGTCATGGAGATGAGCCACCGCTCCAAGGTGTTCCAGCAGATCGTGGACGAGGCCGAGGCCGACCTGCGCGAGCTGATGAACATCCCCGACAACTACAAGGTGCTGTTCATCCAGGGCGGCGCGACCCTGCAGTTCGCCGCCGTGGCATGGAACCTGATGAAGAACGGCAAGGCC